GACAACAGATGGATTAATAATATTAAATTTGAGAAGAGTGAGGATTAAATGATTGGACCAGATAAAGGTTATGTTGATATATTAAATCATTTAACCATTGAGCACTTAAAAGAGTTAAGGGCTACAGGCAAAGATGTTTCTAAGACGCCATTAAGGCCATCGGCAGCAGGAAGCTGCGAGCGGGAATTGGCCTATAAGCTTATGGAATTTCATAAATTAGCAACGTATGAGAAGCCATTAAATTCAGCCGAAGGGCATCGTATTTTTTCATTAGGGCATTCAATTGAGTATAACCTAATTAAAGAATTTAGAGAGCAGATGGGAGAGTTTTTCCAAATTAAATACCAACAGCAGAATCTTTCTTGGGGTAAGCTTATAGCGCATAAAAATCCATCTATGACTCAATTTCTAGAGGGGTCGCTAGACTTAGTTTTATGGTCAGACAAGTTTAAATGTATTGCAGATGTTAAGTCTAAAAAAGATAAATATAGTTCGTGGAGAAATAGCAGTTGGGATGAGTATGCCGATAAGTTAGGTAAAATGAAATCGGTTAAGCAAATAAGTGAGAATGCTTATTATGCTGATGATTTAGACGCGTTCCTAACTGAATTGAGAGACCCCTTCTTCGCATCTAACTTTTTGCAGCTTAACTTATATGCCAATAGCGATTTTATTATCGAACGCGGCATTGATCATGGCGCCATCTTTCAGTATAATAAAAATACGTCGCAATTAAGAGAAGTGCGCTTTAGACCTAGCCCGACGCTCGCTAGGTATGTTATTGATAAGATGCAAGCAGCACTAAATGCTGTAGATAATGGTAATCCTGAATTAGCTATCAAAGAATTTCAATTAGGCAGCATTAAGTGCGCATTTTGCGATTTTAAGGAAAAGTGCTGGTCAGAGGAAGATCCTAAGAAAGCATTCTTTAAAAATCTACCAAATAAACGCTGGGCCACAGATATTGCGCGCCTCGAAGACCAAGAGCTAGCTAATGAGCTTTTTGAGCTTTACGACGAGTATTTAGATGTAAGCTCGATAGCTAGTCAGAAAGAAGTTTTAGAGCAGTCTATTTTAGATTTACTTGTAGCTAACAATATAGACAAAATTAAATTTGATGATGGAAACATTTATGAAGTTAAATTCTTAAAATCACCTAGAGAGCACTTTGAACTAAGAAGGAGTAAAAACTAATGAAAGTAGCATTTACTGAAACAGAATATAAAATACTAGCTAAGTCGGCTGAGCGCATGATGCGGGCTCGTACCAACTTATCCGCAAAGGATTGGAGTAAACCAGCAAATAAGCTTACCAAGGTATTTGCAAATAAGTTCAGCATGTCAACTCGGCTAGCTGGCGATGACCAAGAAGTGCATTTAGACCGCAGTTTATTGCGCCTTATTGAAGAAGTTTGCGAAATGTCAAAAACAGCATTAGAGACTACGGTTATTCCTGAGTATGTAAATAGAGGCTTAAATGATACAAAAAACCTTGAATATCATACAAAAGCGGTAGCTCTAGTAGCTGATTTTAATACTATTTTAACTAAAGTGAAGGCGCTTCTATGAATTTACTATTAGAAGCTACTCACGCTATATTAAAGCAGCCCATTTCTGTTGTACCATCGCAATTATTTACATTTTATTATTCAGAGAGCCAGCGAGCTACAATCCTTCTATCTATTGGACAAACAGCTATACCAGTATTGGAGTCACCGGATGAAATCAAAATGCGCCTATCCCAACTGCAACAATCTTACGGAACAGGGATATTGCATCCACCATCGGGATTACCGAAGGAATAGAAGATACAAGGCGCTACTACAAAAGGCGCGTAAGCGTGGTTTTGATGTAGATTTTAGCTTTGAAGATTACTATGAGCTAATGGAAGTAGCTGAATGTCACTATTGTTCAGCTCCAATAACACTAACTACGGGCCACGCTTTAGATAGAATTGACTCTAAACAAGGTTATACAATGACTAATATTGTTGTCTGTTGCTCTCATTGTAATACCGTAAAAGGTGATCATTTAAATGCGCATGAGACAAAGCTACTTATAACCAAATTAAAGCAAATTAGAAAAACTGGCAGTAAATCGCCATGGAAACAAAAGAAGATTATTGACAAATGAGCAACAAAGCTCTAATATAAACAAAGCCTATAGGCAAGGAGAATTAGTATTATGGCATTTGAGAATGTAAATAGCAAGGGTTATAAGTACCAAGCATTAGCTAAATTAGAGATTGGCGCATCTATTACAGGGTATGTAATTGGGTTTGAGCAATCTGCGAAATATAAAGATAAAACAAATATCATTATTAAAGACGCAGCTACTGGCGAGCGCGTAAGTCTTAGTACAGCTGGTAATGTTAATTATATGCTTAAAGATGGAAAAATTAAAGCCGGATTAAATACACGCTTCACTAGACTTGAAGATAAGAACGTTAAAGGTAAAAAATCAACTCAATTCACAGTTGAGCAAGATCCTGAAGATACTATTGAAGTAGCTCCGGCGACTCAGCCAGCTGCTCAGCAGCCATCAGCTAGCTCAATGGCTTCAACTTTAAGCTCTCTTAAAGGTCTGCAATAATCATGGGAAGGAATAGGCGCAATCAATTACCTGAAGAGTTTAACATTTCTTTGTTGGATTTGATTGTGCTCTATTTCAATGTAATCAAAGCAAAAGATAATCCAAATATTGGCTATGAAAATATTGATGAGACTTATACAAGTTTTCTAAGGCGAATAAAGGAGCAGCGCGTCGTGATCAATAGGAAGGATCTTGAAGCTGCTCTGTGGGCATCGGGGGCGTTGGACGAGGAGAAGGAATTCTGGCATCCAACGCGGCAACCCTTTAAACGCTTTATTACAGCAGCTATCCAGCATAGGCAATTACAGTTTTATTTTGATAGATTTTATACTAAATTTGTAAGTAAAAAGCCCCGAACAGAAGACGCTGATCGGGAAATATATTCAAGCAGCGCAGATGGAGATTCTCTATGATGGATTATTTAGGCGGGCGTAAGTTTGTAATGGGCCTTATTATGGTAGCAGCTGGCGTTGTTATCGAGATATATGGTAAAAATGGCCTTTCTACTAACATGGTAGCCCTATTAGGTGCAGTCTATGCCACCTTTAATGCCGCAAATGCTTTAGTAACTACTAAGACAGCTTCAGCAGCAGCTAGCCAGCCAGCTGAGGAAGCAGAGCCAGCTCCCGCGCCAGTAGTACAAGCGCCCCAAGAAGCTACACAAGCTTCAGTAGAAGCAAAACTTGTGCCAATTGTTAACGCGATTGCGGCTGAACTAGCTAAGATTAATGATAACCAGATAAGACAAGAGAAGGCTTTACAGGTAGTTCAAGAGGCACAAATTTCAGTGCAAAAAGTTATTTTATCTAGACAATAATAGATTTTTGCTGTAGCATATATTATATGAAATACAATAAAAGCGATATTAATAAATATATTGAAAGTAAGCAGTTGGCATGGTCGCCGACTACTATTAAGTCAGAACAAGCTAGGCTACACGCAGCCCTTGATTTGATAAACAAAGGAGCTGAACAACTTTACCATGAGGGCTTAAAGCGTTACAGCCCTTATGCGTTGAAAACGCTAATGATTCGCGTTTCAGCATTTGTTGACTTTATGGGTTCCACGGATGCGAACCCATTTAGGTCTTTTTTGAAAACAAATGCACGCTTATTTAAAAACTCATATACCAAAGAAGAAGTTGGTATCACATTTGATGAGGCATGGAAGCGCGTAAATCTCATGGATGATCCGGTGGCCAAGCAGGCCGCACAGTTAATATTAAAGACTGGATTAAGATCTGCTGAAGTTTTGAAATACGATGGGAGCGGTTTTATAATAGGTAAAGGTTCCAAAATACGCCCTGTCATGTCTAATGAAGCGCTCTCAGAAGAAATGCGTAGCGAATTAACTTATTCTAAGCTACATAAAGCATTGGCTAAAGTTAGGCTAAAGCCGCACACACTTCGTAAACTAGTGGCTACTCAATTGGTTGAGGCAGGTGTTAGGGAAATGGATCTGTTAAAAATATTAGGTTGGAGTAGCTTAACAACTGCTGTGAGCTATTTACAAAGTAAAACAAATAAAGAATTACAAACAATTGTAGAAGGGGCATTAACTAATGGAAATTAAGAGCGATTATTTAGATATGTTTAAAGAGGCTGGCAAATATTTAAAGCTTCCAGGAAATAAGATTTTAGTCGAGAAGCTAGAGCAGGCTGAAGTTAAGACTAAAGGCGGTATTATTTTAGCTGAACGCCATGATGTTAGAAGTGATATTAAATCATTAAAGCCATTGTTAGCTGTTGTAATTGCAGTTGGAGAAGGTTATTTAGACGCTGATACAAACACAACAGTTCCATTAGATGTAAAGCCGGGAGCTATTGTAGTTTTAAATCCAAATGGGTGCGCTTTTTTCAGCACCGTTCCGGGATTATTAAAGTATAACGATATGAAGATCGGAATTTCTACCGAAGGCGACATTCAGATGCGTTTTGATGACCTCGAAGCTTATAAAAACTACGAGCTAGCTGTTAACCAAACAGTTTAAAGAAAGCGGCGATAGCGCCAGATGCTAATATCAAAGCAATGGCGCCGCGAGCTATATAAACATCTCTCTTTAATTCATTAACAAACTCTTCAAGTAAATCGGTACGTTTAATATGGTACTTCAAGTCTGTCTCTATGGCAGCTAGCCGCTCACTGGATTTACTTGTTTCATCTTTAATTTCTAATAATAAATCCAAAGCCTTATTGCTGTCCACTTTGATTACCTCTAATAGCTTTCTCAGCACCTTGCATCAACTGATTACCAACTTGCTGTTTGACAGCATTCTGACTTCCAACAGTTTTCATTATTTCATAGACTGCCTCAGGCGTCTTAGCTAAAGATCCTTTAGGCATCTTTTGCATTCCTTCGACTACCTGAGCAGTTTCTTTAAGTTTGCTAAGCTTGTTAGGAGAAAGGTAAGCAGCTGTTCTACCAATAGCTTGCGGTCCGTACAAATGACCAATGGTAGCATTAATAGCACCACCGCCAGCACCTTTACGATAGAAGTTAGAGAATTTTTTAGCAGATTCAGCTACCAGTAAATTATTAATAACTTGGTCTGCGCCCTTTTTACCCCAAGAAGTTTCCATAATACTTCTAAAGCTGTCTAGGTCAGCCTTTGAAGAAGCGCCCATCATGCGCTTTACTAAAGATTCCGCTCGCTTTCCACCATCAAGTTCTTTAGCAATATCATCTAGAAAATTTCTATGTGCTGAGTATTTAGCATTTAAAGCTTCATAAGAAAGGCGTACATCTTCAGGTAACTTACTATTAATTAAGCTTTTTATTTGGCTGCGCATTTCGAACATAACTCGTTGAGTCTTACCAGCTACTTCAGCTCCTACTATTGGCTTCATCTCAATAAGTGAATCAATACCAGATACAACATTTTGAAGCTCTTTTAAACTTACAGCGCCAACGTCTTTTGATGGAATAACACCCTTACCTTTATTTGAGATAGCTGCTACTTGATTATAAACGCGCTTTAAAGCTGCCAAATCTTTACCAGCCCATATAGGACTTACTTGTTCAAGGCGCTCAGCATCACTCAACCATTTACCATTTTTAGCCAATCCCATTTCTTCAATAGCAGGCATAACTGTTTGTGCCAACTCATCGCCAGTGGCATGCAGATCAGTAAATAGCTTTTCATTTGTTTTTACGAATTTACCAAAATTAGATTGTACTTCTTCTTTAGTTAATTTAACAGTCGCCTCAGTTAAATCCATTTGTCGAGTAGTCAGCGGATCAAAGCCAGCCATGTCAACATTGCTGGCCTTTCTATTCCACGCATTCATCTCATCTACGCCTTTTATAACATCATCGGGATTAGACCAAAGTGTTGCAGCTAATTTAGGATCAGCATCAGTAGCTGTTGAAATCCAATTAACAGCAGCTAGCTTAGCGTTCTCACTAGACAAGTTAGGCTTTAATTTCATAATAGATTGGCCTAGACCTTTAGCGCCTCGAAGTGCTAAGCCAGCAGCTGGCACGACGGCTTGGCCAGCCATAGCATAAAGCCCTTCAGTAGCTAACTCGGTAGCAATATCAGTAGCGTCAACATCGCTTCTGATACCCAAATCATAAGCAGCTTTTACATTAGCGATCTTACCAACAATTGCACCAATACCAGCGCCAGCAATTCCACCAACAGCTGCACCTAAAGGGCCAGCTACTGAGCCTGCTCCGATACCAATTTCAGCTCCTACCATTGCGCCAGCTGTGGCTGCTGCATCCTTACCTAAAAAAGTAGCTAACCCGCTATCAGCCTCGCCTTTAGACCAAAGGCCATCAGACCCTTTAACTGCATAAGTACCATCATCTAATTTTTTAACATTAGCCTTACCAAATTCACGTTCTAGATAAGATGCTTTTTCACTGTCTTTAGATACTTTAGCTAATCCAATTTGTTGACCAAAAGAGAGGGCAGATTTGGAGAGCGGGGCATCTTCACTTGATATAGGGAGCGCTGTAACATCGGTCGACGTGTCCCCAGCCTCAGTAAAATCTTCTTGCATTAAGCCTTTTACGTCCATGTCCATTTCATTACCATCTGGATCAATTACAGTAAACGATCCATTTGGGTTCTCGTTCTTTATCTGAACGCCGTACTCATCCTGAAGATATTTTGAAATTGAAGATGGCATATTAACCTTTATTTAACAATGAATTTTTTAAGGCGCTCAAGCTTAGCTGCCTTCTGACGTTGAGCCATCATTTTAGAATCCCATGCTGACTTAACACCCTCAACGTTACGCCCGGAAGCCTCTAAATTCTCCATCCTAGTGCGTAACTCTTTATCAACTCGCGCATTAAAGGCTTCCATCTGCTTAACAAATGACTCTTGCGTCCCATTGCGCTCTGGAATATCGTCAGCAAGCCTCTCAGCTTCCTGAATACCAACGCCAGCGCCTGTCATTTTATTAATAAAAGTATCTCTAAAATTTCCATATAACTGATTAAAAACACCGTTATCCGGTGCGAAGGCGCCTCGCCTATAAGAGTCTATCGGACCTATTAATGTCGAATCTTTTTTAGCCATTTCTAGGAGCTGTTGGCCATCGGTATAAACATTTTGACCTAAAGTTATTTTTTCAACCTCATCAGCTGTCATAGGCTTGCCAGCTGACTGCTTGGCACTCATTGCAGCTTGTAATGCTAGCTTCTCTAGATCATATTGATGACCTAAAGCCATCTCATCTTTTCTAGCTTGATTTCGCTGCCCTATAATATCACTTGCTTGCTGCTGATAAAATTTATTACCAGAAAGCTGCCCCTCTAATTGAAGCTGCTCAGCTGAGCCGAAATTTTGCGGCGCAATGGCTTGAAAGGCGCTTTGAATCTGCTGACCATTAGCGCCGACGCCAGTTAATCGAAGCGCCACATCATTAGATAGATTTTGAAAAGCTTGCCGCTGCTGCGCCTCATCTTGTATCCCAGTTCGAATTTGCTGAACTTGTGCGTGAGCATCGTTAATAGCGCTAGCTGTAGCTGCTTCTTGAACGCCTTGCTTAAACATTTGTAATGCTGCTAAAAGATCTTGCATAACTTATAAGCCCCCTAAAGTATAGCGGCCTGTAGGACGTTGAAAGATTGTGTTTAGATTACCATCATTACTGTATGGATTTGTAACATAAGAGCTAGTTAAATTCTGATTGTAAATGCCGCCATATACAGCATTCATAGGATTAGAATTGTAACTTTGATTACTCATTAAATAAGGCGATACGGGAGCTATCTGAGCTTGCTGTTGTTGCTGCACAGGTGCGGGAGCGCTAGCAAAAGCTTGCATTTGCGGCACAGCTAGCTGTGGCTGCGAAAATGTTTGTGTATCCATTTGAGGCTGCTTTAATTTCCCAGCTTGAGCCTCTAAAGTATTTTGATTACCCATCAGCTGTTGCATTCCACCGTAAGCAGACATACCAGCGCCAAAGCCAGCTATACCGCCATTTAAAGCGCCCTGCAATCCGCCGCCTGATGACTGATACCTAGAAGCCGTATTAAGGCGCCAATTCTGCCCCATCTGCTGCTGCTGTTGGCCTAAGCCAAGCAAAGCTTGCCTGTTGGCCATAGCTTGCGAAGCTAACGAATTCTTAACATCAGCTAGCTGGCTCATATAGCCCAATCGCTGTTGTGGTAAATTTAAAGCAAACTGTGAACTATATGCTGACTGCTCAGACCCAAGACGCTCTTGAGCCTGCATTCTTTCTTGCGATAGCTTAGCTTGAATAATAGGATCATTTACTTCGCGGCCTAGCTGGCTAGCCATCTGGGCAGCTCGTTGCTGCTCGCCTACAAATTGCTGATTAATGGCAGTTTGCTGTGGTTTAAAGGCTTCCTGAGTAAACTGGTTAGCCGTTTGGAAGTCAGCTGCACTTGGCAAAAAATTGCCTTTAGAGTAGCTTTCAAGCATGGCAGCAAAAGCATTAGCGCTTTGAAGCCCGCCTTGCACTTCTGCCTGACCGGGACCTTGTCCAACTAGTTGATTTAATTGGCCTAATGTTTGCGTATTGATTTGGCTTGCTTGACGCTCTTGAGCGCCTGCGGCACTGACGTTTAGACCTGATTTTGTGGTCTGTGCCTGAGAGCCGGATAAAGCGCCAAGTGCGCCAAGAGCTGCTGGTATTGCCCAAATTCCCATAAACCTACCTTAACAGGGCTATAAACCCTGAAATCAATAGGTATTATAGCATATATTATAACTCAAAAGCTACTAATTTAGCATAATAACAGCGCAAATCGCCAGAAGCGCTAGTAGTCCAGCTTGTCTGCGCTTTATATGTGTACGTTCCGGCAGCAGGTTCATCTATCATAAAGAAGGCGCTAGTAGGTATCTGAAGCCCCGCATCTGAGCTTTGTTTGTGATCCATGTCAAATGTAGCTATGGTGGAGGCGCCTCGCTTAAATATAACAGAGGATATTTGGGTGTCACCATTTGCCCCAGTAACATTCGGTCCTAAATATGAATAGTTAGAGGCGCCAGTGTCACCGTCAGCTTGCAGTCCTACCCAGACGGGGCGACCCGTCGTAGTTATCGTTATAGTGGCATTTGTTATATCTGTTACAGCTGATGAGCCAGCTGCATAAGAGCTGGTAGATGAGGAGAGCTGCTGTCCTAATGCCGCTAGTTCGTGCGGACCAACTGCACCGTCAGCTAAGGCTGCTGTAGTAACTGAGTCAGTGGCAAGCTTTGCTGTAGTTACTGCTAAATCAACTATTTTACTAGTGGTAACTGAGTCAGCTGCCAGCTTGTCGGAAGTAGCTACATCTGTTACTAACTTTGCATTAGTCACAGCAGAGTCAGCAATCTTAGATGTTAGCACAGTATTATCTATTATTTTAACAGCTGAAATACCGCTATCTTGAAAGTTTAAGTCATCTAGAAGTGTTGTATTAACTAACGCTTTAACATCGTCTAAAAATAAATCAATATCAAGTCCAGTTAAAATTGAGCCATTTCTATAATTTCTTGTAACATTTAAAATAGGCATTAAAGCTCCCGAACAAATAATTTACAATAATATGTTGTGCATGTTGTAGACGCAGTTGTGCAGCGATGCTTCAATTTATATGTATAAGTACCTTCTGTTACAGTTGTATCTAGGAAATTAATAGCGCTAGAAGATATAACTAACGTTCCCGGGTTAACAGCTGAAAAACTATATTGAGCAATCATTGTCGAGTCTCGATATAAGGAGTAAACGGCGCGGCTGACAACTCCGCCCGTGGGCACTAAGCCGATCTTGGATGGATTAACCGAACCGTCAGATATAAGGATTAGTTGTACAGGTCTACCATTTGTTGTAAAACTAGTTGATACTACATCAACATCAGATGTTGTACTATTTTGGGAGTTTCCTGAACTGCTGCTGAGCGCCCAATTAACAGCCGCCCTTTTGACATTAGTAACATTATTATTAACTATTTTAACATTTGTTACAGCTAAATTATCTACCTTTGCAGCAGTAACAGCATCATCAAGTATTTTAATTGTTGTTACAGCGTCGTTTAAAATGTTAGCTGTGTCTACTGAACTGCTTGCTAGCTTAGCTGCTGTTACACTATTAGCTTGAAATTTAGATGTGGTTAGGGCACCATCAGCTAATACTGAACTAGCTGTTAACGACGCGCTTTGAATATTACTGTCAGATATTTTTGTTGTATTTAAAAAATACTCTATATCATTTAAAAAATCATCTATATCACTAGCAAATAACAGTGTACCGTCTGCGTAATTTTTTGTTGTTGTTAATGTTGCCATTATAATGCCACCGCATGCACTTTACCAGTAAAAGTAGCTCTTTGTGGATTAATGCCTATTATATCAACAAAAGCTTTATAGTAAACATGCCCTGTTGCTGCCGTATCTACAGCTATAAAGGCTGCTGGTACTTCTATATAATTAGTTTGATCTACACTTACGTCAATTGTGCAGTTAATTGATGCTAGGGTTGGACTTGATGATGTGACTATTGTTGTGTCTTTTTTAATATACACTATACAGCCTGATCCATCATTTATAGCAGTTGATTCTATCCTTATGTTGCCGCCAGCCATTGTCACAATTACAGGGCGCGCAGTAGATAAATTCAAATCAACATCAGTTCCTGTTATTGCTGCAATAGATGTGGATGTAGTATTAAAGCCAATAGTATTCGAATCATACTCAATGTTCAGCTTAGTTTTTTCTACTGTATTATCAGCTATTTTTGCAGCAGTAATTGAGCTATCAGCTAACTTGGCAGCTGTAACATTTGCATCTAATATCTTAGCTGTAGTTACAGCCTCATCAGCAATTTTAACTGCTGTAACTGCGCCATCAGCTACCTTGACTGATGTAATTGCTCCATTATCTATCTTAGCTGTCGTAACAGTAGCGTCAATCATTTTAGTAGAGACGGTAATACTTGCATCTTGAATATTGTCAGAATTGATCTTAGTTGAATTAAAGAAAGCTTCAATATCATTTAAGAAAGCGTCTAGATCTTGCTGCGTTAATATATAATTACTTCTGTAGGTACGTCTAACATCTAACTGTGCCATTCTTTATATGCTCTCTGGTTCAAGTAATGTTTCTTGTGCATTATCAGCGCTTTCAAATTCTACAGCAAATCCATATATAGATACCTGCTGATCTGTACCGCTTTGCTCTATTTCTAAAGTAAAACCGCGCCCCATACCGTCAATAGGTTGTGTAAAGGGAGCAAATGCAGACGTCAATCCTAGTAATGAGCTTCCAAGTACAAAGGTTGTATCAAGCTCGTCACCACTAGATGTTTGATTAAAGGCCAATACTTGCTCGCTATAATTATCAATTTTGAATCTAGCTGTAAAACTATAAGTTCCAAAAGGTCTATAGTAAAGCGTCAATCTCTTAAATGCTTTTACTGAAAAAGGATTACTATCTGGATAAATTGTACCAGATTTAATTCTGTATCTAATACCTGTAGTATCAAAATCAGTGTATTCGCCGTTTTGCGCCTCTATCAATTTTCCATCACTTGTTCCAATTAAAAGCTTTTGTTCATTTTCTAATTGAACAATTCCTAGTGATTGTGCATCAACTTCAGGCCATTTATACCATTCTTTTAATGCTGTATTAAATAGCCATAAGCTATCTGCTTTAGTAGTATTATCTTCAGATACAGCAAATACAATTGAGTTTAAACCTTCAACATATACAGCCTGTGTATATTCAAGTCTATTTTTTTGAAGCGCGTTGAAATCCGGCTGAACTTTTAAGCTTAAATAACTGTTAGCAAAATCGCCATAGCTATTAGTAGTTGATACGCTATGAACGCCTTTGTTCGAAGTAAAGATGGCATCATCTTGATCTATGTAAGCAATAGCTGCATGGTTAACACAGCCAACTGCATTAGATACTTCGACTATTTGAAAGTTTTCTGGCGAATCACCAACTATTTGATAAAGTCTATTTTTCTTAGCTACTAAAAGGCGCCCTCTAAAGCTAAATATAGCTGTTAATCCAGAAGGGTCACCGTCACCTGGCTTAATGTCTAAAGCGCCAGAATCTCCTACTCCGCCCCACTCTTCATGATTTCCAGTAGCGCTATACTCAAGTCTGTGCGGATTAGCTTTATTATTAGTCCAAAGTCTATTTAAATGAACTGCGACAATTGAGAAATCAGGTGGCGTTCCACCTAAATTTAACCACTGCAGATCAGAGTCTGGATCATACTTAATGGGTGTATTGCCAAGTCTTGTTTGACCTATAATAAGCCTGTCATTAAAGACTACTGAGTTTGATTTTAAAGCGGTGCCGACTCGTGCCGTCGCTGTTCCATCAGCTTCAACTTCTGTTCTATTTCCAGCTGTATCAAATGCGAAAATTTTTGGCTGCTCAGTAATTGCTATGATGCTTTGAGTTTGTGTGTTACTTGAAGCATATCTCCAATAATCTACAACTTCAACATAAGCGTACTTTCTAGTAACTGTTAATGTAGAGGTAGCCGTAGTTGACTCAGGTAAACTTCCTGATCCAGTATATGTAATTGTATTGCCAGAAATGCTTGTAATATTAACTGGATCAATTGTATAGTAAGTTGTTTCCGTTACTCCGGCTGTAGGGCTGGCACTAACTATAATGCCTTCGCCAGCTACTAAAATCTTAGCTGTAGCATCTAAATCACTTGCAAAAGTTAATGTTCTAGTAGTTCCACTTGAGGCGCGGTGCGTTACTGCCGGGATATGGGAAAGCGCATCAAAATAACTAAAACCTTCGCGCTTTACCCTAGCACTTGTTGAAGCGAAGACAACATTGTTAGCTGTTACTAAATCGCTTACTGGTAATACACCAGGATCAACTGAGCTATTAAGCCCGCCTGTCCATGGTATTTGCTGGAAGAGTTGTGTGCGTTTAGGCATGATTTAGTTACCAGTTCTTTCTATATATACGTTAACAACTGATGCTGTTAGTGTGCTTACTGAGTTGTTGCCAGCACCATATAAATATAATTCTAAGTAGTCACCAGTAACAAGATTTACTACTAATGATCCAGATAGACCAAATGGGTTTGCAGCAGTAGGAACTCTTTGGTCTATATAAGCGAATGATGCGCCGTTTTTATAAAGATATAACATGTATTGGTTTGCTACTACATTTGTACTGCTAAATGCTGCGCTTGCTGATAGCCTATATTTACCTGAAATTTGCGCTGTGAATCTGTAAGTTGAAGTATTCCATGTAGCGTGCGTATCAAATACCGTACTGTTTGGCTGTAATTGAACGTAACTATTATTAGGATTTATGCCAGTTTGATTTACGGATCTAACTGCACCTACTGCTATGGTGTCGCTTGCTGCTATTTGCTCAGGTCCACCAAGTCTATGTAGTATTAACTTAGTAGCACAAAAGTTAGATGTGCCTACATAGTTTCTACTAGCAGATGTAGTTCTACCCCATAGCTCAACATAATCACCTGCATTTAGATTTTGTAGAGTCATTACTTCTCTAGTTGAATAACCATTAGTAGCGACACTGGACTTTGTATTGATTGTTTCAGCAAATCCAGTAGCACCATTAATTCTTATTTGTGCCCATTCTTCCTGCTCTGCTGTTGTGTTGGAGAAACCTATTTGACCGATTATTAAATATGAACCGCTTACTAAAATAGATGCTCTATCATTTGAATCATCAAAGGTTACGTTTTTACTTACTCTTGCAGTATCAAAAGAAATTTTCTCCAACGTAGCTGCTGTTGAAGCTTGGTTGGAAGATTTATATAGCTCAATTCCAGTTACAGATGCTCCTGAATCGCTAGAGAGTTTTTGATTTGACGACCAACCCTGAACAGGCACCCTAAATCTAAGTGTTACAACATCGTCTCCTGCTGCTGTAATTCCAGTAATCCCTGAGCCCATTATTCCAGCACCATGTAAATATAATTTTACTTGTGTTGCTGAGTGGTAATAAGCAGAACCGTTTCTAGCATTAGCTGAGCTTCCATTGTCGTAAAAATTGCCGTCACCAAAGAAGCCATTAGAGGAAGGAACTTTGTTAGAATCTATTGAAAATGGAAGAGACCAAATGTAATCACCTGACCCGAGGGTAGAACTAACTCCCCAATGAGACTTAATAAACACATCGGCAGAATCACCGACTCTTCTATAGTAAGCCGTTGTAGTTACGTTTGTTGGATTTGTAGTTGAGCCAGTCAATGTAGAAGTAAAACTCTGCCAATCAGAGATAAATGGTCCACTTGATACAGCACTAGGTCCTACAACTATATTATCTACTTTCATGTCCCAAGCTGTTGCGGTAGTTCCTGCTACATGCAGAATTAATCTGTAGGAAGTTGAATCAATACTTGTTTGAAATTCAAATGGTTGAATCTGAGTATTAATACTTGAATCAGCTTTTTTAATCTTATTAGGAGCTGGCTCGATTAATCTAGAATTAGTTACATCATATATATATAAACGAACATCATCATCTACATAATTAGTTGTTACATTGTAATCAAATTGGATTTTTAAAACTCTACCCTTATCTGCCGCATCAATAGTGAAGGCATAGCTAACTCCTTCTCCCTGTCTATTTGCAGCGTCTTTAGAAATTAAAAAACTTTTTGTGCCCCTTAACGGTGAACTACTAGACGCTGTTATTGTTATGTTTGCAGATCCACCTGTTCCATCTACTGGGCTTGTTGCCGCCGCATCTGCATAAGTCGCCCATCCAGTTGTGCCAGCCTCAGCATCGCCATTAGAAATATAGTTAATACCGCCAGCTCCACTTCCAACCGTAGTAGCTGTTCCATTACTATCTAAAACAGTAAGTTTATTTGTAGTGTCTGAAACATAGACTTTATAATTTCCTGCCGATGGACTAGCTGGCGTGCTTGCTTGGCCATCAAAAGTAACAATGTCAGTCGATGGTGTGGTTAGCGTACCGGAAGTAGCCAATGCTCTTGTATCTACGTCAGCTTGCAATTCAGCTAGGGCTGCATTAAGTTCAGTCGCTGTTAAATTTCCGCTTGAGGCTGTGGTTACAGTGTTAGAAGCTACGACTAGTGTTTTATTGGTTAATGTTTGTGTGCCAGAATTTGTAGTTACGCCTGTTAATGTATTAGTTGAGGCGTCAATAGTTTTGTTAGTTAAAGTCTGCGTAGCATCCTCAGTTACAACACTCCTAGTCGTCGCAGAATGTCTAACCTTCAACTTATCAGTAGATGAGTCAAAGCCGACGTCTCCTTGCTCGTTTAACGTAGGAGACGCTTTAGGTTCTATATTCAATGAATTTTTAATTTTGGAACTATTTGAAGCCATTTAATTTAATCCCCACTTATTTACGCTAACCATCTATTCACTTTATATTGAATAGTGGCATCATTGCCAGTGCTAGTAGTAACATACTGTAACTCTAAGGCGCCAGCATTCATGTTAACACTTAAGGTGACACCAACGCTTCCAATCGTAGCTACACCGCTTTGAGAGATAGCTGCACTTGTTCCATCAGTCACAATTGTTATTACCCCAGCTTCCATAGTTGTGACACGCAAAATAGAGTAGTCAATAAATAAAGCTGATAATAAACTTGAATCCCAGCTTGCTAGCGTGTCAGCTACTGCTGTATTATCTGCTAATGTAGCACCTGTCAAGGCTTCTACTTCAGCTAAATATTGAAGCTGCGCCTCTGTGATTGTAGAGTCAGTCATTACACCTGAGCCATTGTTTATTACAACAGCATCGGCTGCCCCGCTAGCTAGCTTAGTTCGCGAAATAGCAGCAGACGCTTTTACATTCGCATCAGCAATATTTGAAATAGTATTACTGTCTGAATCAATAACTTTATTAGTTAAAGTTTGCGTTGTAGCTGTGCCAACTACAGACGATGAGGCGCCAATTCCGTGCACGTTATCTGATGCTGCAATGTGAGCATCCATTGCTGCCCCATCAACTGACAGGTCTCGCCCATCAACTGTTATACCTGAACTTGCAGTAACATTACCTGTTAAAGTAGCACCATTGATTGTTACATCTTCTAAATAGCTAGGAGATGAACTTGTAGTTCCACCACCATTACCAGCTGACATACCCCGTCTAGAAAGACCTTTTATGCGATTTCCTCGCATTGCCGCTATGTAATTGCTGCTGGGCTCGACTCTTGGTTTGTCCATAGAGTCTTGGATCTTTCCCATCATGCGAGCTAGCTTGTTATCAAAAAGTGCCCTATTTCTTGATGCCTCTTCGGGATTGCGTCCTATAGATCCCCAAACAATGCTTAAAGCGCCATAGAATAATACAATCCTATCTTCTAATGGCATTAATGGTTCATCGCCATCACTCTCTAGAGCTACCGCTTCTTTTGTATAATCACAGTTAATAATTGTAGTGTACTGCGAAAGGCTCGGGTACATTTTAACAACACGATATCTATCTGCCTCATATTCGCCAGTTAGCGGAGTTGGATCATAGTAATCTTGTGTTGAATAAAAGTAAGGGCGGCCCTCAGTTTTAGGCGCTTCCGAAACTAGCTTATTCATTTCTTGAAGCCCTTTACCTTCCATTGGCTTTGCCATATGGTCATGGTATAGGTCTATTGTTTCACGAGCATCTGTAGGAAGTGCTACCCAATCCTGCCATATTCGATAAGTAGCTGTCGCATTTAACACGCCGTTATACGGAGTGCTTAGGGTGAGCGTTGTACTTAAAGCGGTATGGGCTGAGATTAGGTAGACTTCGCTGTCACCATCAATTGAGAATTTATAGTTTAAAAAGCTACCTGAGTCGCCATAGCTAGATGTTGGTGCAACAAGCAAAGTTACCGTAGCTGAGTTAGGTGTAACAGAGCAAGTTGAGGCGCTATAGTACGCCTTCATTCTTAGCTTGGTATGGCCATATAGCCAATTCCAGCGGCTGGCTGGAACTACCTCATCTAAATACATCATATTAACAGCGCGCTTAATACGGTTTTTAGATGTAGTATCAGAGCTTTGCAGTTTAAGCTCTTCCATTATAGCATTTACAATATCGACAAAATCAGTAAGCTGGTATGCTGCCATATTATGTAGAAGCTCCCGCAGAAGTTGTTATAAGCATGACGCGCGCGCCAGTACCTATTGTTGAGAGATATATGCCACTGTTAAATACGACAGGGCTGCTAGAAAAATCAAACATTTGAGAGTCATTGTTAGTACCATTTCTGATAACCAATTTTATGGGGTCCGAGCCTGATGTCCCGTCGTGCAGGGTGGCTTCAGCATGCGAGCTAGCTGCTGTGATAATGATATATGACACTTTAACTCTACCTGTGTAAAGTAGTCCAGTGGCATCTGTATATATGGTGCCTGCCGAATTAGTTAAAGCCATGCTTCTAGCCCCCTATTAGCTAGAGGCTATTATAACACATAAAAGGGCTATGTTTAAAGCAATACTTGCTATTAAGGCGTACTTTTTAACCTTGAAAATAAGCTCTTTTCGCCTATTTATCTCAGCTTTATTAACTCTTCTAAAGTACAATTTAGCCATTTTAACCTACTTTAAACCCAGAAATTTAGCAAGTGTTAGCAATTTCTGGACATGTGCGCCAAAGGTTCCAGCTGTATTGTTACTACTTAAATCGGCTGACCAAGGATTTCCAGCGGCTCCAATGCTATTAAGTGCTTCACCTACTGATCCTGGGTCTGTGTGATCAGCTAAAAGCGCGTCTAAAACTGAGTTAGCTAAGGCTTCTGGGCTTAGAGGAGTAGGTCCACCTGCCTCGGCTTCCATGTTAGCTAAAGCTGTTAAATTCGAACCTGTACCCGATGCCTGTATGTTAGCTGTAGCTAATACCGAAAATATTGCGCCTAGCTGCGCATTAGTTAGCGTGATGGTTCCATCAGCATTGGCTGACATACCTGCTGCGGCAGCTAAAGCGGCTGAGCTAGCTGCCATTGTTCCGGTAGCTGCTGCCACAGCTGATACAATCTGATCTAACTGGGCATTTGTTAGTGTGATTGAAATTAAACCATTAGCTATTAAATTATAGGCTGGCGTCAATCCTACATTATAACTAATACTAGAAGTAGCATAGGTAGTTGAGCTTATGGCGCCAGAACTTTGCGGTAAAATAAAAGCGCTTGGGGCTAAATGCCCTGACGGCCAAGCGCCAAATACCTTACTTACTCCGCCGACAAATCTATTTCTCAAACCACCTTTGATCCAATTGCCATTCTGGTTTTTAATCGAGCCAGCAAAAGATCCAGGATTTTGAAATATAGATCTGCCATTTCTAGTTAATGCCATTAGCCCCAACCAAGCTCTAGTGAGCCATAAAAGTTAGTTGATGCCGCTGTTGCCGCACCTGCAAAATAAAGCCAAGTCAAACAAGCGCCGTCTTTAATTTGTGGTAAGCTTGGAATTTGATTTAAAAAATCTCGCTCACTCGCAACAGCCGCAGTCGTTAAAGGAATTGTCAAAATAGGCTTATATAAAACAAGAGCTGCTGTTCCGGCTAAACTCGCCGCTGATAATTGAACAGATTGTACAGATCTAATTCCAGTATCACCGCTGGCTAATGGTAAAAATGGACCATAGTTATTTGCGGCTGTACCTGAGTGAGTAATATGCGGAGTAATTGCTGACGCTGTGCAAGCAACAGTTACAGGTAACGAATTGCCTGTATTTCCATCTTGGTCTGTATATGACATCGAGAAGTTGTGGGCAGTGGCGCCTGTAGTTGTTACGACAACTAGGGCTGCTCTAACTCCAACGCCATTTGTGTATCTAAGAGAGGGTGTTCCAGTTAATGTTTGAGACGTAGCTACATTCATATTGATACCTGGATAATAACCACACATATCAACAAGCATTAATTGCGCTGGTACTCCGGTAGCTACTGCTGTAATCGAAGAGCCGTTTAGTACATGCTTTGTATCAGGCGTAACAGCGCCGCCGTGCCTCATGCCAAAAATCTGAGTACCATTGCCAGTGGACTCATCGCAAGCCGTCCATGCCAAAGCCGTACCAGCCCATGCATTTGCAATAGGTGTGCCAGCTAAGGCGCTTAAATCATACCAACGTCCGGCTGCATAAGCCGCTGCTCCGGTAATTTTATTCCAATCAATTCTAGTGAATTTTCCACCTGAAATTTCTGAAACTAAATCATCCATTGATGTAAATGCCATAAAATATACTCCTATACGTTAACAAATATAAATTCACTTCTTAGATATTGTGCTACGGTACCGCCGCGCCCAATTAATAAATTTAAGTAGGCGCCCTCTTTTACTTCGGGTAAATTACGGCTTTCAAAGCCGTATTGCACTTCAGTTGTCGTAGTAGTCTCATAGTCAGTAAGATGTGCTATTGGTTTAACAAGAGCAAGCGTTATAAATCCACCAGCCGCACCAAGCATAGTTAAAGACTCTACTGAACGCATTCCAGAATCACCGCTAGCTAAAGGGACGAATGGGGTGGCTTGTGCGGCGCCGCCCGCTGTTCCAGTTCCGGTAGCGCAAACACCAATGCTTGCCGCTGGAATTAAATTAAATGTAGAGGTTCTTCCAGAAATTCCATCTTGATTAGTGTAAGAGACTGTGCAGCTTGCTGTTGCAGTCATTGGGGCCGTTGCAACAAGTATTGCTCGAACGCCAGCTCCGTCTGTATATCTAGACAATCCAACTGAATTTGTAAAATCTTGTGGACCGCTGTCATCATCGCAGTCAATCAATGGATAAAACATTAAGTAATCAAGTAAATAATTGATGTTAGGTGATGATGCACTAGCATAGTGTTGCCAGCGTAGTAAACGCTTTGACTTTCCACTTATAAAATTACCTGGATAAATTCCATTATTGGCAACGCCTGTCAGAACAGTGCTTTCAAGTGCTGAGCCGACAAAGGCGTTATATTTAGGTGTACCAGCTGACTGATTTAAATCAATAAAAAAGCCAGTTGTTCCACTTGCTGGGATTGTGGCCTTATGTAAATAAGAGTAATGATATCCGCCACCACTCTCAATTGCATTTGCAATATCCGCGTAAGACTTAATGGCCATTAATTAATCCAATGTAAAAGTTAGGGCTGCTGCTGCAAACTGCGGCTGGATGCCAGTTGATACTGGAATAGATGTATTTAAAGCTGCTCTAACAATAATTGTACCTGCTCCGCTGGCTGTAGTTACAATTGAAGCGTAGGTAATAGTTTCAGATCCAGATGAGCACTGAGGAAATTGCTCTAAGTTTGCATTTGAAACAGTATTACCACTTACTGTAAAATCAGATGCGCGAGTAAGCGCCACCCTAGCATACGATCCGTAGGCCGCTTCAGAGGTTACTGCTGTTCCAGCTTCGCCTGGATCTGCTGTGTGAAGCGCAATCCAAAGATCCGTATTTGCGTTCCAAGATAGGGCTGTACCTACAAATATTTGATTTAGTACAGCTGTTTCTGCTGTGTTTGAAAATGACATTTATAATTCTCCTATGAGTAGGTTAAACTTGCTCTATTTGACCATATGTTATCAAAAGAGTCATTACCATCTGCGTATTCAATAATAGTTTCAGATCCACTTAAAGTCAAGCGATATATTTGCCAGCTAGCTGATGCAGCCCCTGTGCCAACAGCGGCTTTACCAACATATGTTACTGTACTAGTCGCTTCGTCTAATCTAGTAGCTTTTGTTGGTGAAATTACATTTAATGAGCCGTCAGTATTTACAGCTACATCATTTGTCCCATCACTTATTTTAACTGAGTCACCATCAGCCGCATCTAAAGCCACATTAACTGGCAAGGCACTTTGATCGCTTGCTAAGACAACTGGCAAGCTGGCTGCTGCTGTCTTTTGCCCACCCGTAAATACCTGCGTACCATCACCAATCTTTATAGAGTCATCTAAATGACTAATTACAATCTCTTGCGGATTGGTAAAAGTAACAGTTGTGGCTGATGTTTTATTTGCCTGTAATGCCATTTATAATTACAACTTCCTTCGATATATCATTACTCTGACTGAATCGCCAGCCGTATTCGATATAACATATATATCGTTCAGTAGCAATTCTCCAATGTCTTTGATTGACTCGACCGTTAAAGAGAAGGTGTCGCCTGGGCCTATTTCAATACCTGTACTAGTTGTTACATCAGCGTCACCTATTGAAATTCGGCCAACATTATTATATTCAGCTTGTATGATTACTGACGTAACGGCTATAGGCGAGCTGGATAGCTGCTTAGCAACGCCGCCGCTATCAATAGTCACTACTGCCTGGGTCGCAATTTTAATAGCCATTTAAAGCGCTACTCTTCTAGGTAGATGATAACTTGAGCCGAGTTTGCTACAGCTACATGGAAGCCATCTACTTTGGCGCAGATTTCATCAACTGTTAGGTTAGCTGTACCTGATTCTTTCCATACAGTCATACCTGATCCGCTGGTTCCATCTGTAATAACTGCTGTGCCAGTGGCTGCACCAATGTACTTAACGCTTCCGATAACAACTGTTTGATCTAATGTATAGCCGGTAGTATCAACAAAGATAACATTACCTTTTCTTGCATTTGCCATATTTTATTCTACTCCACAAAAAAACAAGGGCCTTTTACAGCCCCTGTTAGTTTACTAATTTGTTTGGTCAAAAGGCGTTCTTTAGGCGCCTGTTGTTCCCCACAATCCGCGAGCTGAAACTGCTCCTACTGTTTCTCTGTAACGAGATTTATATAGGATACTGTCGTTCATAAAGCCTACATCAGCTCCACCCGCTTTAGTTTTAATTCCTTCTCTAGAGATAATTCTTAAACCATTATCTTCAGGAGCAGCTAATAGATACCACGAATCAGTATCAGTTAGGTGCGGAGAAGATACAACAATTAGACCATCACCTTTAAGTGAATTCATGTTATTGTTTGGAGTATCGGCTTTAAGATCAGATCCGATAATTTCCATTGCGTATCGTTTTTGATTAGGAGATACCAAAAGAATGCGAGGTTTAATGTTATAGATGATATTGCTATCACCAATAAATTGAGTTTCGAAATCTTGTAGAGCTGCATCAAGAGCTGAAGGTGACAAGTCAACATCAGATGATGGGCGATTTCTGAAAGTTAGTCCAGATGGAAGTGTGTGTGCCGTTGAGAAAAGCGCAACGCCATCTGGGGTAGTTTCAGTTGTAAAACCGTTATTGATAACATTCATTGCAGAAATCTCTTGAGATTCTTTAGCAGATCGTGCCATCTTTTTAACAGCGTCAGAAATGAAGTCAAACTTTCCATCGTCTACCGCTTCTTCAGAAATAGAGAAACCAAGTCCATATTTAACAACAGACATAGTTTTATTAGCCCCAGCTCTAGGTCTATGGAAGCTATACTCAGTTCCTTCAGGAATTTCAGCAAACAAAGGCATGTCATGCAATTCAGAAGTTTGATAAATATCTCTGTCAGTTGATTTTACTTGAAACAACTGCTCACGTCGAGAAGGGTGTTGCTCTAACTCAGAGCGAAACAACTCTTCGAGAACTGGTAGCATTGAGCTACCAAAAAGATCACTATAATTACTACGCAAAAAAACAGGTGCCGACATATTCTACTTACTCCCTTAATTAAACGCCAGCAGTACCAGTATGGCTGCCTAGTTGGTGATTATTAATTTTAACTACTACATCTACTTGGGCGCCTAAAGCGTTATCAATAGTAGGATGTACTCGTAATACTTTTAGAGGCAGGGTAGCTGTGGTGGCTACTGTTGAAGCGTCTAATTCCATGCCTGATCGTTTGTAGGTAGTATCAGCTGCCGCTACAACAATATCAGCGTTTAGACCGATGTCAGTTTGAGCGTCAATTGTAGCGTCATCAGCTTGGATGATGAATAATTGAGACGGGTCATCAGCAATTAATACTTTTACGCCATCAGCTGATGCATAGCTAAGAGCTACGCCCATTAAAGCGTCAGTAGCTGCTGCTTGAACAACTTTACCAGCCGCATCAAATTTACAAAAATCGCCTGGATAGATAGCGCCACCAGCTAGGTAGCTGTTAGCACTTCTAATTTCGCCGTAAGGCTCAGCGCCCTTTACGATATCTTTATTAGCCATTATGAAAACTCCTATATATAGGGACTATATTAGGGCGTAAGCCCCTGTATCAAATCTGTTAATGATTATAACACATGAAATACAAGAGCTTACTAAAATTTATTCGTTTTCGTCGTAACCTTCTAGAACCTTGATGCCACGAGTTCCAGATTCCTGCAATTTCTGCTTAATTTCTTCAGCAGCTTGCTTGCTATGTCCTTTCTGTAAGTTCTTGTTTTTATTATTGATTTGTTCAGAATACTTATCATGTATTGACTTGGGTCTTACTGCTAGAATAAGGTCGCCACGTCGTACAAAGCCTTCCGAATCTGTGCCACCAAATGGGTTAGAAGTAGCTACTGAATCAGAAGATTTTTTGTAAGGCTTCCATTGCCGTCTATCAAAACCGTAGTTTTCTTGTAGCTTCTTGGCATTGATCCAGCGGCAAACCATGCCTTGCTTTTCAATTTCACGCTTCAAAGAAGGTTCAACAAAGAAGTAATCTGTGTTAGCCATATCAATAGAGGCTTCTAAGTTAGCTGCTTTATCCTGTAATGTAGGTTTACCATTCTTACTCATATTTACCCCAATTCTTACGCTGAGCGCGCTGTTTAATTCTATCTACAACTTTCTTATCTTTTACATTCATTCCAAGAGCTTCAGCAAATGCTAGTGTTCTAACATCAACTTCAGCATCTCGCTTTTGACTGTTTCTAGGCGTGCTTGAATCTCCACCTGAAAAAGAGAAGCTATCATCACCCGCTGCTTTACGCTTATTCTTAGGGAGTAAGCCAAGGTCAGCTGCCGCATCTCTAACAGCTACTTTATAAGCTGATGGCGTCATTTGATCTTCTTTTGAAAGCGCTTTATAGTATTCAACAGCTTTTTTAGTTAAATCTGAGTTAGCATCTGAAAGCTCAGGGTATTCAGCGCCTAATTGCGAAAGAACTGCATTTGATTGGTTTTGCTGCTGCATTCTATAATCAACAACACGGGACGCTTCCATAGCTGCCGCCTCTCTAACCTTCTTAGCGTACATCTTTGGATCTTTATAAGCTAAAGCTTCCAAATCATCTTCGCTCTCAGTTGGCGCTGCTGGCTGCTGCTTTTGATTAAGCATGCTAGCAATCTGCTCAAGCTTTTGGTTAATCGAAGCCTGCTCGCTAGCTAGCTTCTCTGTCTTTCTATAAAACTCTGCCTGAATATTTTTATTGGCATCAGGCGTAGGTGTGCCATTTTCGCCGTTGTCGGCGCCGTCATTATTATCGACCATATATTCTCCCTTAGTTTAACGTCATAAGTAAGACGAACAGAGCGTCATTGCTCAGAACAGCAGTTTTACCTAGATCTGCCGATAACTAGTTTTTTTAACGACTCAATTTCCAAAGCTAAGTCTTGAGCGCCCTCAGCTTTAGATTTCGAGATTGCAAGAGCTATCAGGTCAGCTTCTGATGTGATGGATAGGCTAAACGCCCGTATTTTCTTCCGCTCAACAAAGGCTGGAAGTATTTTTTCACACAAAAGCTTGAACGCATCCGACTCAAGCATTTCTAACATTTGATCTTTTTCTTCTTCAGTTAATTTAAAGGGCATCCTGCCTACTTTCGCCTATTGCGTTGGGCCTGCGCCTGCTGCGCCTGGTAAAGCTCCACCGCCACCTGTTTGCTGTTGCGATTGAGCTGCATTCATTTGCATTTGTTGTGCATTAGCTTGCTGAGCTGCCATTTGTTCTAAAGCTTGCTGCATTCGCAATGCTTCCTGTTGTTTCTGAGCTAGTTGAATAGTCTGCTGCTCATTAAACTGACCTAAAATATCATCGTTGTCCATTATATATTGAACGTACTGTATGAAGCCAGCTAAATCTTGCTCAGGTCCTAATTTTACATCAACGCCAGCAAGTGTTCTGTTAGCAATCTCTTCGGGTGTGAATAATCTAGAAAATCCTTCAGGCTTTCTAGCAAACTTAGACCAATTTTTAATTCCCATAGTTTGAAGCATATTCTTAACAGCTTCGAAGCGCTCGCTCGGAGTAATAATACCTAATTGAATGTCGAGTGGGTTAGCTGTTAACTGATAAATTTGCTGTGCGTTATCTAACTGAACTTGTTTATTTGAAGCGTTAGAACTTCCTTCAAGTTCGAAATCATACATGCCTGCGATTTCAGCGCGCTCTTTAACTGCGCCCCAATAATTATTGCCATCATCGCCAGTAATTCTAAATTGAAAGCCAGGCTCAATTCTATCTTGCATTAATTCGAAAATGCCATGAAGTAATTTTTTAAAGCCTCTGTTCATGCGCTTTAAATAAACGTCTAGATTTGCATTATTCTCATTGTTAACAATTCTGGCACCTGAAGCAGTTCGAGCTGCTCCTTGCTGACCAAGCAAACCCAATGACATATCTGATACAGATGTCATTCTCTCAATGTATCCGTAAAGCGCCTGCTCTTCTTGGAAGCCCCAGCTAGTTCTGTTGCCTAAGTTAGGAATATAAACATCGGCTTGTGGGTTATCAAGTGGTAAGAATGTACCTGGCTCAAATGAGATGCTCTCGGCAGCTAGCGAGCTGCTTGCTCTGTAAAAACCAAAAGGCATTGTAGAGAGGAGTCCAAAGTCAACGCGCATATTATGTATAGTATCAAGTTCTTTAGTTAACGAGTAAGTTAATTCAACTAGGCCAACTGGATTAGTGGTATCTGTACGTCTATGAAAATCAATGATAGCAAAGGGGCGCTTTCCTGATTTTGAAATTCTATACAAATAGGTAGCTCTTAGCTGAGCGCGAGAAGTTGGGGCGACCCAAACTACTAAGTCACTTGGAATACCAGATTTATCAATAACTTTTTTAAGATAACATTCTAAGATTCTATAGCGATCTAAATCATAGCTAACATCCGTTTCAGATTGTTGATTTACTTCACTTCTAGATTGCTTAATGCCGCCAGTTGTGTCGGAAGCTGTGTGATCTGGGCCTGCTGAGATAACTGCTTCTACTTCATCAGCGTCGAAGATACCTTGATCAACAAGTGACCAAAGCTCTCCCGCTGTTAAATACTGCTGATGAATTACTGCATCAGCTTTATCTGGATCGCCTTCGCCGCCAATAATTAACAAGTCTTCAATGTTAACTAAGCTAGCTTGCGGTCCAGAAAAAACATTTACTACTTGTTCAATTTCTTCTTCTTCCATTACTACTGATGGAATAGCTACTTCAGAGCCAGTCTCTGGATCTATTTGATAGCTAACTGGCCCTGGCTTTGGAACTTCAATAACATCTAAAAACTTAGAGTATTTATTTTCCCATTTGTACTTAATGATGCCACGCCCACTAGTTACCCAAGACCAAAGCCATCTTTCTAAGGCGTCTTCAAGTCCTTTATTGTCATTTGCCCAATCTTTGTAAGCATAGCGCATTAACTCTTGAACAAGTGGGGCGCGATCAGAGTTAGCTTCTTTTCTGGCATTGACTGTGAAGGGTGGATCGAAACCTAATAAAGCGCTTAACATGCGTGAGTGGAATGTGCGGCATAATGTATATGCAACAGGCATGTGCATAGTAGATGACCACGCATACGCTGGTTGGTAAATAGGTTCAATGAACTCTTCAAACTCAAATAGCAAGCTAGCTTGCGTGTCTAGCCATTCTACACGGCTAGCATTGCCCATATTCCACATATTGGTAATTTGCTCAGCAGTTCCAAGCTCTTTTAGCTTCTTAGCTAGCTTAGTAGGAATTTGGTCGCGCAATGATACTTTAGGGATAGCTTTTTCAGCTTCGCGGCCCTCAATTAACAATTCCTGATCCGTTTTAAATTGATTAGTATCCATTAGGCTCCTTAGCTAGCTAAAGCTAGGGGTTAATTATAGCATGAAATCTAAAAATCGCCAAACTTTATCGGCTTTTTACGGCTTTTATTAGCTAGATAGCCGCCTTCAAGGCTGCGACGAGCTGTGCTAACACTATGAACTGCTTTTTTAGTTGTTTCAGAGGTTCGAAGAGGTTTTCTTCTAGCATTTGACCATGTTAGGTTAGTAGCTAAAGCGTATTTTAGCGTCGCCAAGTGGTCTCTATTGCTGATTTCAAGCTTTGGCTGGTACATTTCAGTATTTTTAATGGGTTTCCAAGCGACTAGCTCCACATCGTTGATAATTCCAGGACAGTTAGAAAGTATTTTAAGTTTTGGTTCACCGCCATCCGGTATAAACAAGGCGTCTTGAATTCTGCTTAAGAAATCCTCATCTGACTTCTCCTCATAGCTAGTCGGGCGTACTAAGACTCCTTCGGACCTACAGACATCTAAAAAGCTTCTAAAGCCCTCTCCCGATGTCATATCAGATCCGGCTGCTGAATCTATAATCATATCTACAATGTTATACTTTATCATCCAGTTAGACTTAATGAACGCAGCGAACTGGCGTGCAGTTTCCTTGGCAGCTCGCTCGGCTGCGTAGTATAGTTGACCATCTGGGCCAGCTATTAATATGCAAGCATACGTCGGCTTGCTAGTATGCGAATCGACAGCTAAGGCAGCTGGCCACTGTTCATAACCAGCTGGCATGTCGCTTGGATTTATAATGTGTCGGTGCCTGCTGAATAAACCGCTCAAGGCTTCACCTTCAGCTGAGAAGAACTCTCCGTGCAGGCGAGTCGCTTTTTCGCGCTCAGTCAGATGGGCTGCGTAGTTTTCTATATAGCCGTCAGCTAAGTTAGCTCTGTTGGCTTCTGTCGAACCTCTGAAAAACTCTGTATCATCAAAATGGCCTTTTTGCCAATCTGCGTAATATTTTTTTAGCCAAGGCTGACTTATCGGTGTGCCTATTAATAGGAAACGCGCCGTTCTATTTTTTTTACGGCCAGCTCGTAGTAATGCGATCCAAATCCACTTGGGCGGCGGCTCGTCCATTACAATGAAATCTAATTCCAGTGATTCAAAGGCCATAGATTCTTGCAAGTGAAACATGAATTTTAGTTCTGATCCATTATCAAATGTGATTCTTGATATATAAGGTTTACCGTCTTTATGTGTTTGCTCATCTTTAAGCGGTATCCATTTTTTAATCTCTGGTATCCACACATCACTAACTTTTGCTGGGGAGTCGAGCACTACGACTATATCGGCTGGTACGGGATAATGCTGTCCAGTTATAGGATTATAACCATGAGCTGCCCATATAGCCTCGTTGCAGGCTAGTGCGCTTTTTCCCATACCATTTGCTGCGATTACAATTCTTTTTGTTGCTACGCTTTTAATTATTGGCAGCTGAGCTACATTTGGCACAAAAGCTTTACGAGCTTCTTTAACTCGGCGCTTCTTTTCTTCGATAACATCTAGTAAAGCTAACTTTTGCTCTTTAGTTAGCTTAGCTAGCTGCTCTTTGCTTATTTTTGCCATGCAAGCTTTTTACCTTTACTTAAGTTATCCCTTGCCCACAGTGGTTGTAGATTGGTATGGTGACAGAGCGCTTCAATCTCTTTTACGGTTTTTCCTGAGCTTAGTGGAATTATATGGTCAATGTGCCAGCCGCTGCCATAGTTATACCATGACATACCCTCGGTAAACTGCTTTTCTAGATGCTGCTTAAGCTCAGCGGCGGTACATCCAATCATACCAAAAGATTTTTTACTTTTATTTAATCCTGCTAATACTTTACCAATTCTGGATCTTACATTATTTGTTATTTTAAATAAAGGGTCAACAACCCTTCTTTTTTTCTCGTGAGCTGCACGCCTAGCTTTATTAACTGCGCGCCACTTTTTAGCTCTTATTTTATAACGTTCTTTATTTTTTTCATATTCCAATTTGCTCAGCTCTAATAAACGCTCTTTATTTTTAATTTTATATTCTTTATTATACTTACGCATGTAGCCTTGCAAATATTCACGGCGGCTTTCATTATAAGCCCGCTGCTTAGCCAGCATTTCTTCTCTACTCTGTTTTGCCACGACTAGAATGCCCCTTCATATACCAATTCGACACGAATGCTGCGCCAACATACGTCATTAAAGCGTAGTACGCTGGCTCTTCAATTCCAGGCAGCAAGCTAGCTAGCAAGCTAGCAGTTAGCAGCCCCGGCAAAATAACTATTGCTAA